AACAATGCATTCAACTCCAACTATACTGGTGGTGACGGCAAATCTTTATGTAACAGTGCACATCCTTTAGTTTATGGCTCAACAATTTCTAACGTACCATCTACACCAGCCGATTTGAACGAAACTTCATTGGAAAATGCGGTTATTCAAATTGCCTTGTGGGTTGACGAACGTGGTTTATTGATTGCTGCTAAACCTAAAAAATTGGTTCTACCTCCTGCATTACAATTCGTAGCAACTCGTTTGTTAGAAACTGAATTGCGTGTTGGTACTACTGACAATGATGTGAACGCTCTTAAGAACAACGGTTCAATTCCCGGCGGCTATACTGTTAACCCATGGTTGACTGATACAAATGCTTGGTTCTTGTTAACTGACGTTCCAAACGGTCTGAAACATTTTGTTAGAACTCCATTAGCTACTTCCATGGACAGTGACTTTGACACGGGCAACTCTAGGTACAAGGCTCGTGAACGGTACTCGTTCGGCTTTAGTGATCCATTGGGTGTTTTTGGCTCTGCCGGAAGCGCTTGATAAATCAGTAACTTAGAGTAAATTAAAGGCTCCTTCGGGGGCCTTTTTTATGTCTTAAAATAAAACTTGTCCGAGTCGGACAAATAATGTATATTAACCTTCGTAAGCTTAATAACGAGGGTAGCATAATGGAAAATGTAATATATAGAATACGAAATGTAGTAAACAATAAATTTTATGTTGGTAGCACCATAAATACAGAGTCTAGGTTTAAAGCCCATAGAAGACGCCTACGGGCAGGGAATCACCAAAGTCCTCATATGCAAGCAGCTTGGAATAAATATGGGGAGGAATGCTTTAAGTTTGAAGTATTGATGCATATTGATGATCCAGCTGAACTACTTAGTGTGGAGCAGGTGTGGTTAGACGAACACGCAGGTAAACCCTATTGCTATAACTGGGCTACTGACGCAAGCGCACCTATGCGGGGTAAAAAACACACAGGAGAAACCTTAAATAAAATAGCAAAAAACAGAACCCCCCCTAAAGGAGAATTACATTATGGGTATGGGTTAAAACGAAGCGAAGAAACAAAAGCAAAAATATCAGAGAAATGTAAAGGACTGCCAAATCCAATGAAAGGCAAAACTCATTCTGAGCAAAGCAAAGCTAATATGGCGGCCTCTGTTAAACGAGGGGAAGAATCACACTTCTATGGAAAACGTCCTACAAATGCGGACGATATGCAAAAAGAAATATATGCGATATTACCAGATAGAACTACACAGACTTTTGTAAGTTTAACTTATATGCGTGACACTTTAGGAGTAGGAATAGCGTCTATTATACGTGCTTGTAAATCAGGCAAACCTATAAAATTTGGGGTATTAGCAGGATGGGTATTATCTTATGCGGACAAAGAACTCAATGCGGCTCCAAAAATACCTGAAGAATATATAAATTTGCCACGTACTAGGCAAGATGCTAAAGATAAAGGCGAAAAGCAGTACTACACAGGCGTTCCTTGTGAGAGAGGACACCTATCGCCACGTAAGACAAAAGGCACCTGTATAGCCTGTATGAAGGCGGATTATAAGAAAGATAATGATAGACGTAAGTCCAACAAATTAATTGACACTCCACCAAAATAAATGTTATAAGGAGTACATATCTGAGAATATTTTTAACTGCCTACTCGACTGACTCAGCAGATCCGCACACAACGATAGGCGCAAGTGCAATAAGGAATTAAACATGGCTTTTTCAACTTTCTCTGGCCCAATTCGCGCAGGTACTGTTAAAGATACTACTGGCACCGTTCCGGGTTATCTTGATAACACAGGTGTTGTTGTTTTAATGCAAGCGGCAGCTCTTCCAGCAGCTGCGGGTACTACTACTGTTGCAGTTCTCCCTGCAGGTTCTCAAATCTTAGACATTCAAGTTGATACAACTACTGTATTCAACTCTGCCACTACTCTAGTTATTGGTGACGGCACAACTGCTAACAAATTCGTTACTTCTACTACTATCACAACTGCTGGGCGTGACGACACTTCAGCTACTAAACAATGGCTTCAATTTGTAAATATCGGTACTTCTGATGTTGCTATCGTAGCTACTACTGCTGGTTCAGCTGCAACTGGCGCTGCATGGGTTACTGTTACTTATGCACAAAAAACATCTAGTGGTGCTCAAGATCCTGCTTCTGCATAAGAAATAGGTAGGTAGCTTGTGGAACATCAAAGATCTTCAGATCCAGTAATACAAACGGCGCGGGAGCTCGCTACCCACAGTGCGGACATAAAACACTTGCAAAATGACATGGACAAAATGATTAAAGATATGGATGAGATAAAAGAAGCCATAAAAGAAATCAGTAAAACCCTGTCTGAAGCTAAAGGTGGGTGGCGTATGTTCATGATCTTTGGTGGTATAGGTGCTGCAATAGGGGCTAGTATGTCTTGGATAATAGATCTCGCAAGGAGTTAATATGGCTACTAAAAAAGCTCCAAATTTAGCTGTTGGTAGAGGTGAAAAACTTCCAGTATCTAAAGGTGCTGGTTTGACCGCAAAAGGCAGAGCCAAGTACAATGCAGCTACAGGATCTAATCTTAAAGCCCCACAACCACAAGGGGGACCGCGTAAAAAGTCCTTCTGCGCACGTATGAGTGGAATGCCGGGGCCTATGAAAGATGAGAACGGCAAACCTACACGCAAAGCAGCCTCACTAAAAAGGTGGAACTGTGGTAGTAAGTAAACTAACGGGAAAGTAATATGACTCGCCCATCACGCGGTATTTCTGATATACAAGAAAAGGCTAGAGGAAACAAAATGACTAAGTTAAAAGCGGGCATGGCCCCATTAAAGAAAAAAGATACACTTAAAGCTAAAGTAACTAAACGAGCTCCAACTCCAGATATGGCTCAAATAGGTGCTATGCGTTCTGCGGGTTTAAAAGCTGTTCCGGGTTCTCCAACTGCAGCTATGAAGAAAGGTGGATCTGCTTGCAGAGGTATGTACAAAGGCGGTAGTGTTGACGGCGCTGTTAAAAAAGGCAGAACTCGTGGGAAGATAATCTAATGGGAGATACAACTGAAAGGTACGGAAAATTTAAAGCCCCATACGCCGAACGAGAAAGATCATACGGTCCTTTAGGTAATAGGTCTACCGATATAACACCTAAAGGGGGATCAAGTACTTCACGAGTTGAAGGCATGAAAAAAAAAGCTGCTATTAGACAAGCTAAAGATGATGCCCATTGGATGTCTGTAAATGGGGAGGGGATGAAAACGGGATACGATAAATATAAACTATCAAATGACCCTTCATCGGAAGAGTTACGTAAACAATTAGCCAAAGGCTCTGTAAAAGCAGAAAAACCTCTAGAAAAGGCTTTGCAAGCATCAGATGATGCTAAATTAGCTGGACGCGAAGAAGTTGAAAGTAGATTAAAAAAAGCAGCGGCGCCTAAACCGGGGGAGTATAATTTTAAAAAAGGCGGTTCTGTTAAATCATCAGCTTCTTCAAGAGGCGATGGCTGTGCTACTAAGGGTCACACTAGAGGGGTAATGCGTTAATGGCTACTACAGTAAAAGCTACAAAAACACCAAAAAAACAGGAAGAGCCTGATGTTGGTCAAGCTGACATTGATAGAGAGATGCTTGATAAACGAGATAAGTATGAGGCAGGTGTAAGCAAGAAGTTTGGTATTGGCGATTCACCATATGAGAAGTTTAGTGGTCCAGACTACTACAAAGGTAAAAAAGCTGGTGGTTCTTGTAAAGGCTATGCTAAAGGCGGTTCAGCTTCTCGTGGTGATGGTTGTGCTATTAAAGGCCATACAAAAGGTAGGATGATCTAATGGCTGGGGGAGGACAAGGTTACGCAGATGGTGGAATTATAGGTCAAGGGTTTGGAGGTCCACAACCTCCACAGTTAGGGCAAGCAAACCCAACACCTCAGTTTAATACTCAGAGTGCGTACAATAACTTTGCCTCTCCTAATTCCAATTTTATGAGTTACCCGCAACAAGGGCAACCTAATCAACCACAAGGTATGTCTAACACACTCCCACCTGTACAAAGCGAACCTAGTCCCGATACAGGCGGAATGTCTCCTGATAATAATATGGGGTATGATAATAGTGGTAGTGATGCAGGTATAGGCGGACAGCCAGTGACTCAAATGCAAACCCCATTACAAGGACAACCACCAAGTCTGTCTCAGTACATGCCTCAACAAGGACTACAAATTCAGGGCAATCCTACTTCGATGCCCGTACAACGACCACAACAAAGG